AACGGCAAGGGTCTCGTGCGATCCGGGCTCACTGGTTACGATCCGCTCGGCAAGGGCGTCGTCTGAGAGCCGCGCGATCACCTTGTAGGTGAGCCCGGCCTCGATGCTCACCGCCTTGTCCAGGGTCACACGGGAGGCGATGACCGTGGCCACGTCGAAGTTTTCAAGCACGTTGAGTTCCTCGGCGACGAAGTTCCCGGTCTGCTCGGCCAGGGTGAGGCGGCCGGCGGCCGTGCCGGCGGCCCAGGACCCGGACGTCGTCTCGACGGCCGCGACCCGCGCCGTGGCCCAGGAGGTTCCCCCGATGACGGTGTCTCCCGGCTTGATTTCATACGGGCCTCCGGAGGTGAAGGAAAGGACCGGGGCGATCCTGCCCCCTTCGCCCCACTGGGGCACGTCGTGCTGGATGTGGACCACGTCTCCTATGTCCGCGTTCACGGCTTCGACGTCGAGATCGAGCTCCACGGTGCGGATCAAATACTTGTTGCACATGAGCCGGAACATGCCCGCGCGCCACGCCTCGCTTCGCTTCGTCACTCCGAAGAGCTCGATCGCCGCCCGGTACCCGGTCGATCGCGCGATGTCGGGCCGGTAGACCGTGAGCTTGTCCCGTTCCCAGGTTTCGCCGTCGATGAAATCGACCTCGATTTCCGTCGCCCGCTCCTCGAGCGGCAGGAAGATTTCCCGGAATTTGGACTCCTCGATGTTTCCCACCGTGTAGAGGTTCACGGGATCGGCGGGCTTATCGATGGCGACGGTGAGCTTCGAGCCGTTCCAGACGGGGATTGCGCGGCCCACCTGGCAGACCCTGGCCACGGCCTCCCACATGGACGTGTCGTAGTCGAAGCCGCCGTTGAAGGTGATGCGCTTTTCAAGCCCTTCGTTGGTTATCGCCCAGTAGGCCGTGTCCGTGGGAGGGGGCGAAGGCACCGCGGTGGCCTGGATGCACTTATAGATCCGGCCCGCGTAGCGCACCCGGTCGTCCACGGCGTAGGCGATGGCCGTGCTGAAGGGCGATCCCGTGCCGTCGCTCACCTTCTGGTCGCAATACTGCGCCCACTCCAGGAATTTCGGCGCATCGAGGCGCTCGGGAGGCAAACCGTCGTATCGAAGGACCGCGTAGGGATTGGCCTCCGTGCCGGCGCCCCCGATCACGGGCTGGCTCAGGATGTCGTAGGCGACCCAGGCGGGGTTGGTCGAGTACTCGATGCTCCAGCTCGATCCGTCATAGACCCGCACCACGGCCATCTCTCCAACGCACGAAAACCGAAGCGACCCCGAGAGCTGATCCGTTGCCCGGGCGCTCACGGCCACGAGCACGTGCCGGGGGTATTCGAACGGGTCGCACAGCACCTCGGCGACGCCTGCAAAGTACATGTCCTGGCCGTACCGGTTCTGGGGCGTGGCCGTGGGAGTCACCCGCGTCACCCGGACCTGGTATTGCCCCTTTTGGCCGTCCGGCACCTTGTAGCGCATGGTCCAGTGCCTGGGCTTCTCGCTCTGGCCGAAGGCGTCGAAATAATCCTGCCAGACCTCGTAGGTATCGGTCGACGTGGCGACGTACTCGCCGCCGTCGTCTCCGATCCAGTGCCAGAACAGCTCGGTCTGGTCGGGGTAGACCTCCCCTTCGTAGTGGTCGTAGAACCCGGACGTTCCGGCGAGGTTCTCAAACCAGACGTCCGCCCCTTCGTGCCCCGTCCAGTCGGGATCGGCTCCCGGGTCCACCCATTTGCCCAGGGACCAGCGGGCCGTTGAGACGAACACCTTGTTGTAGCCGGCAACATCCGAGGGCTGCCGGGCGATGTGATGCCACTCGGAGGTTCCGACCTTTCGCACCGCGACCTGGAACCGGACGGCGAAGCCTTCGAGACCCGAGCTTTCGGGCGGGTAATGCCAGAGCCCTTCGGGAAAGGAGATATCGACTTCCAGGGCGTCGAAATCGTTTCCGACGGTCGTGTAGGTGTACGGGGAGCCGTAAACCACCTTGACCGAGGCGGGGTATTCGATCTTGGTCTTTTTGAAGTCGGCGATGGGTTCCTGGTTGAGGCGGCCGTAGCGGGCGCGCACGTGGACGGCCTTGAAGTGCTTGACCGCCTGGTCGTTTATGCGGAAATCCCCGAGGCTTTTCACCGGGCCGAGCCCCAGGCAGATGAGGGCGTTGAGAATCTGGGTTGAGTCGCGGTTTTCGATGTGGCTTGCAACGATATTGCCGTAGATGCGGTTTTTGCCGTACCAGCGCGGGACCGGGACTCCCTGCTGCTCGGTGTTCTGGGGCGCCCAGTTGTAGGCCTGGCTGTCGAGGGCGGTATCGGCCTGTTTGGGGGCCTGGGGAGGAAGCAGGACGTTGATGAGGATGCCGCCCACGAGCATGGTTCCGAAAATGAGCCAGCCCGGCACGCCCATCGCCTGCATGATAAAGCCCGCGGCCACGAGGGCGATCTGGAGGATGAACCGCAGGATGCCCTTGAATCCGTCGTCGAAGCCCAGCTCCGGGACGATGAGCACCTGCCTGCCGGGCATGGGATAAACCCGGGCGCGGTCCCCGGGGGCGATTTCCACGCCGTCGAGGAAGACTTTGACCGGGAGACCTTCCGGCACATGGGCATCGACCACGCAGGCCAGGGTCATGCCCGGCTTCCACTCGATGAGGTCGATGCGCCGCTCCGATCTCCGGAACGGGTGATCGACGCACACCACCCGCAGGTGCCCGGGGGGAACGGGAATGAGGGATTTATCGTCCATGTCGCCGGCCATCAACGATCTCCGTTGGAAAGATGTCGGGAAGCTCTCGACTCGCACCGCGCGACGGTTCTCAACAGCCGCCAGATGGGGCCGCCGCGTTTGTAGTCGTCAATGACGGTTTGGATGATCCATTTTGCGATCAGCCCCTTCAGTTTGGACAGCATATCGCCCCTTTCTTTTGTAAGCTGTTGTCTCCCAGGGTCCGGGAAGAGCTACGAAAAACGTCTGATACGGATTGCGTTCAAAATGATACTCTAAAAGCGTGGGGGACGTGTCCCCCACACCCCCGCGCCGCTTCGCGGCTTCGTGTGGCGCTGCGGCGGCGGCCTTCGGCCGGTCGCCGACAGCGCCGAGCACTCGGCCTCACGCGCTTGCGCGTGTGGCCGAAACCTGGGGGGTGCGGGGGAATCATTCCCCCGCTCTTTTGTGCTTGAAAGATCCATCTTGGCAGTTCCTCATTTCCCAGAACCCCGTGATGCGGTGATGCCAGGATGGGGAATCGAGCCGTTCGACGGCCACGCGGCATCCGCGCATGATGTGGATGAACCGGAAGCGGTCGGCCAGGACCACTCCGATGTGCGACGTGAAGGGCGCAACGATCCGGAAGCTTACCAGGCAAAAGGGCTCCGGCGAGGCGAGCTCGACAAAGCAGACCGCGGCGGCCCGCGCGATTTCGAGGTGGCAGCTTCGAGCGTCCCGGCCGTGAGTGTAATCCTCCGGGATGGGGCGGCCGACCCGCCGGCGGATTTCTGCGGCCAGGCCGTAGCAATCGTAGGCGTCCGGCCCGCGCCCGCCGAGCTCGAAGGGCTTGCCCAGAAGATCGACGTAGGTGAGCGACCCGTGGGTTGCCGGAATGCCGGATGGCAGGGTTCCGCATGGTCCTCGCATCACGCCGCCCTCCATCCCTTCTCGGAGAGGCCCCGGTAGCCGCCGAACCGGCGCGTGTTGGACCGCTCCTCGCAGTTCTCGAAGCTCCGGTCGCAATCCGCGAAGGCCCCGGAGTAGCCGCATTCATGGCCCTTGAATTCCCAGTGGCAGTGCTTTGCGATGAACCGGAACGGGGGAAACCTGCGCCTCAAGGGGTTGGGCGCTCCCAGCGTGAAGACGATCCACTCGGCGTCGGCCGAAGTCGAGACCACCGTGAAGGTCATGTCCAGCTCGGAGGCGTCCTCGGAAAGGTAGCCGGCGTTCACCACGCGGATGGTGACCGTCGCCCCGACGGCGCCGTCGAGCTGCTCCAGGTAGGCGTGGATCACCTGCGTGACGTTTGCGACCTTGAGGGACACCGACGGGATCTCCCCCTTGCTGTTCTCCTCGGTGGCCTCCAGGAGGAACGGGAAGGCCGTATAAACCCGGCCGCTCCAGGTGACGTTCTGGTTGTTGCTGCAAAAATAGAGCTTGTGCGTCGCATCGAGCACGATGTCGAGGAGCACGATCCACGGGTTGGGCGTGGCCAGCTTGTTCTTCTCGCGGACCAGCACGGCGGGGATGGATTTCACGGCTAGACTTCCTCCAGGGTCATTTCGACCTTCCACCAGGTTTTGTGCCAGAGGGCCGTGTACTTGACCGGCTCGGCGAAGCGCACCACCCGGATCGCGCCGTCGATGGGATGGGTCCAGTTGAAGGAATCGGCCCCGACTTTGACCATGTCCTCGAAGTCCGCCACGGCCGTCTTGTCGAAGAGGTGGAGCGGCGAGTAAACCACGGTGTATTTTTTGGGGATGCGCGTGGTGCGCGCGCGCGTCTTGGTGTAGCCGGCCTCGGATCGCGCCCGGATGGTGGGGTCGAAGGCTTTTTCCTCGGACCAGGAATCGATTGCGGGCGTCGTGTCAAACGTTGGGAAATCAGCCATTGCGGTTCCCCCTGATCATCTTCCAGACGTCTCCCCCGCGGCTGTAGTCGTCGAGGATCACGTCGACCACGTAGCGTTTGCCGTCGAAGGCCGCGCGGGTCTTCTCCGCCGTGACCGGCGTGTTCGTCTTGTTCTGGACGTTCACGACGACCTCCGGGGCACGGTTTGCGGCGCCGTATTCTCGGGTTTCGCGGCGCGAGAGCACGCGCTCGCCGCGCTGCAGGATCGCCGGGAACTCATCCGGGGCGAGCCCGTCGTGGAGGCGCGGGGCGCGGGATAGCAACCACGCCGGGGCGTTCCTGGTCGAAGACCCCGATCCTCCGGCGATCCCGCCCGAGTGATGCTCGTAGAAATTCATGCTGCTGTCCCAGTAGCGGCCGCTCGCCGTCGTCATCCCGCCGCCCTTGAAAAGGTCCATGATCCACCCGAGGATCCCGCCGCCTCCGGAGGCCGACCCGGCGGACCCCAGGATCATCTGCGTGAGCAGGGCCTGGTATTGCATGCGCAGGATGTCTCGCAGGATCGAATTGGAGAAGTTCTCGAAATCCATCTCCCCGGTCATGGTGAACTGGGCCAGGGCGTCGGAGGCGGATTCGATGCCGCGAACGAGCGTTTCGAAGGCGCTCTTGCCCATCTGGCCGATGGCGGGAAGGGTTCTTTTGTATTTCTCGGCCGCAAGAAAGAAGTTGTCCCAAAAGGAGCCGGAGCGCTCGATGATAAGCTCTTTTTCCATCGCGGCGTAGTTGCGCTCGACGGCGGCGCGCAGGGCCGGGTCGGCCGCGAGGAGCTTTCGGTCCTTTTCGGCCCGGAGCAAGAGGATCTGGAGGGCGAGCTGCTCCTGGAGGGTGCCGGTGAGCTTGCCGTATTCGAGGTTCAGTTGGGCGAGATCCTCGGCGCGCTTGGCGTCGTCTTCGGCCTTTTTCACGTCCTTGGTGAGCTGCAGGTTGCGGTCGATCTTATCGCCGTATTCCTGGGCCGCTTTCTTTGCGGCATCCCATTTGCTTTTAAGCTCGGCAAGCTGAGCCCACGCCTCGGCGGTTCCGCCCCGGCCCCCGGAGAGTTTCTGCTCCATCTCCAGGTACGCCTGCTCGGCGTCGGCAACCTCCTTGGCGAAGGCCTCCTTGCGCTTTGCGGCCTGTCGGTCCAGGCGCTCGGCTTCGGCGTCGTAGAAGCGCCCGGATTGTTCGAGTCGGGCGATCCGGTATTCGGAGTCGAGATCTTCGAGCTCGGAGTAGAGCTTTTGCATCTTTTCGCGGAACTGGAGGATGTCCCTGTCGATCGCCTCGATGTCGATGGGGGATGCGCCGGAGGCGGCGCCTTTGGGTTTGGCGGTCTTGGCATAGTCCTGCCAGTATTTTTTGTAAGCATTGCCGGCTTCTTCGGTCGTCATCTTGCCATAAGCCAATGCCTGGTCGGTCTTTGCCAGGTTTTCCCTCAGTTCCTGCCAAGCGGGCTTGGTTTTCTCCTTTGCGGATTCGGCCCACTTGCCCAGGTCATCGAGGAATTGTGCCGCCCGTCCTTGCGCACCTTTTAGCCCGGCGTAGAAGGCCTCTTCGGGATCATACTTGTACTGTCCGATTATCTCGGGGACCTGGATCGGACGCCGTACCGGTCCTTGGGACGGCTGCGGGAAGAACGTATCTCGAGCCTTCCGGCCTACGTATTGGCCAATGGCCCCGGGAATTCCTCCCGGACGGAGGATGTCGAAAATCCCGATCGGCCAGTCCTTTGTGGTCTCCTTTAGGCTTTTGATGGCGGCCGCACCGGATCGTGCCCCAGCCGCCAATGCCTGCAATGCTTCGGTGATTGTCGAGAGGAATCCGGCATCGAGCATTGCTTGCTTGAGGTCGAGCCAGGCGTTTGAGAGCCGGTTGAGTTCCGACCTGGTCGAGTTGCCGGCATCCTTCACCGATCCGGCAAGCTCCGATCTGAGTTGGGCCGCGAATTTGGGCAGAAAATCGGAGGCGATCAGCTTGCCGTCGGACATAAGCTTGTCGAGTTCCGACGTGGTCATGTTCATGGCGCGGGCGGCTATCTGAAAGGCGCCGGGCAGTCGCTCGCCCAATTGGCCCCTGAGCTCTTCTGCCTGGACTTTCCCCTTGCTCATGATTTGTGAGAGGGCGGTCATTGCGCCCTTGGCTTCCTCGTTGCTCAAGCCCATCACCGTGGAAGCTTCGGCCACGGCAAGGAAAACTTGCCTTATGGTCTGCACGTCCATAGAGGTGCCGCGAGCGGCGGCGGAAAATGAGCCCAGCGAATCTGCGGCAGTCATCATATCGAGGCCCAGGCGCCGGCTTTCCTCCCGTAAGAACTGCAGCGATCGCGCGGCCTCTTCTTTCCCGACGGCAAACTTCAGCTTGTTGTTCATTGTGTCGAGAGCGGTGGCGGTATGCACCAAGTCTCGCGCGAATGCCGTCAGTTCCAAACCTCCCGCCAATGCCGCCGTGAAACCCATGACCAGGCTGAGGGTGGCTTTCAGCGTTCCACTCAGCGACGTGAAGCCTCTATCGAGGCTGGATACGGAATTTGCCCCGGATCCGCCCATCCGATCCAGCTCGGACCCCACCTGGCGGATGCCGGTGACGGCTCCCCGGTTGTCCGTGGTGATCACAATCTGGACCCTGTTTTCCGCCATAGAAGCTGCTTCCCTTATCCGGAGGCCCGTTCAAAGCCGCCGGTTTTCGTTGCGTCGTTGCGCCGTGGCGTGAGTAAAGAAAAGAAAAGCCAAAGCAGCCTCACGCTACGCCGCTACGGCGCCACGTTTTGAAGCGTTGGGTGACACCGCGCTGAAACACGCATGCCGTGTGCTCGCGCACGACCCGCCATCCCAGGTCCTCAGAACCCGCCCATCGGGCACGCCTGCCTGGCCCGGATCTTCTGCTTCAAGAGGGCCAAATCCAGCCAGAACCCGTAAGAGAAGGCGTCGGCCGCGAACGGAAAGCCCGCCGCCTGGAGCAGGTGGACCGTGTAGAGCCGCTCGACATACGGCCCGATCTTGCGCCGGCGCTTCGGGTTTTTCTCACATTTCGTGCAAAGCACCGGGAGGTTTCGCCCTTCGCAATCCTTGACGGTCTTGGGGTCGCACGTCTCCCGGAGCAACTCCTCTATCTCGGCCTCCAAGTCTATTCGTCCAAAGGGGCCTCAAGCTCGGCCTCCCGCGAGACGCCCGTCGATTCGAAGGCGACCAGGGCGACGGCGCACACGACGTCCGGGGCGTTTTTCACGAGCTGCTCTTTCCAGTCCTCGCGGTAATCGGGGTCGGCCGGATCGCTCGCAAACGGTCTTCCGTCGCACCCGAAAGTGCCTTTCTTGAAGCCGGCCAGGATGCGGGCGCCGAATTTGATGCGGTTTTCCGTGATCCGGCTCCGGAGTTTCCGGCCGCGCCGCTCGAATAGGCCGTTCTGGTAGGCGGCGATTTCCTCGGTGGTGGGCGGCCGGTAGTGCATCTCGTGGACGTCGCCCGAGATTCCGTCCTGGATTTCAACGATGTTTTTCTGTGCGGACAGGTCGCGCATCGATTCTCCTTTCATCTTCAGTCTTTGCGGCATCGGCTTCCGCGTCGGCCGGAGCGTCATCAGGTAATGGTGATGGTGAGCTCGTCGTCGCCGTCGGTCATGGCCAGGGCGAGGGGTACAGCGTAGGCCATGACGCCGTTGCGATCCGCGTAGGTCATGTCCCTGAGCTGGGCTTTCGGGCAGTTCACGGTCAGGATGTTCCCCTCCACGGTGCCGATGGGGCCGATGTTGAGGATTCTGGCCACGGCATCTTCCCAGTTGGCCCAGAAGGGATGCGCGGCCTCGAGGACCGCCTCCGGGTCGAAGGAGCCTTGAGGCTGCCGCCCGACGATTTCAAACCCGATGATCCCCGAGGCCGAATTGAGGGATTTTCGTTCCTTGACGTCGTTGTTGATGTCGATTTCGAGCTTGGTCGCAACGGCCGAGTAGCCGCCGAAGGAAAACCCGGCGCTCAGCACCGGAACGGGCTTCGTGGCCGCGAAGGTCTGCGCCCCGGGCGAGGCGTCGGTTGGCGACTCGTAGAGGCCCTTCATGGTGAATTCGGCCGTCGGGTACTTGCCCACCTCGAAGTTGAGCTTGAAGCTCCCGCGGCACCCCAAAACCTTGTGGAAGATGCCGTCCATGTAGACGTAGATCGCGCACGATTCGAACCCGGCGGACACGGGGGCGTAGACGATGGAGGTGTTTGCCGTCACGGTTTCGGACATGCCGCAGGCGCGAAAGAGCGCCCCCGTCCAGCCGGTGTTGGGCAGGGTTCCCCGGGCCGTGCTTCCGTGCAGTTCCGTGCGGAAACTGAGCTCCACCTGGCGGATGCCGCGCATGAACATCAGGGGGCTCAGCGATGAGCGGATGAAGTCGCGCTCGATCACTTCGCCCTGGATTTTGAGATCGACGTCGCTCACCAGGAGCGCGTTGTTGGTCGGAGTCGGCACGGGGTCCACGCCGTACGTGGCTTCGGGCTTGACGAGGATTACGGTTTTACGTGTGAGCATCGGGGTTGCCTCCCTCCTCGGCCGCGGCCGGCTCCGCGAGGGTCCGTTCCGTTTCCGCCGGCGTCTCCGGATCGATCAGGAATTGTCCGCCGGAGCGTACCTGGATGGTCATGCCGGCGGGCTGCTCGTGAATTTTGTCGTCGGTTTTGTGTTTACGCATCGAGGTTCTCCTTAAAGCGTTGCCCGGCACCTGGTTTGAAACGTGATGCCGTAGATTTGCAGCGATCCGCTACCGTCGATTGCGCCCTCGCGGAGCGGCAACAAGGGGTCGATCTCGATGCCGCAATCCTGGTCGGAGAGGGCCGCGCGGATATCGTGCAGAAGGTCGTAGACGCCTTTTTCCGCGCCCATGCCGTGACGCACGGCCTCCTCGCCCCGGTAGTTCGCGACCACGGCGACGATGGTGAACGTCATCGTGAGGTCCTGGACGCCCGACATCTTGTGTTCGAATTCCCCGCCCTCATATGCCGCGTAAACTGCCGGCAATTGACGTCCAATCTCTTCTACTTGGTCGAGGTCTTTGGCCAGGAATTCCGCCAACGTGCCGCAGGTTTTCAGGTAGGGGATCTGAGCGGCCAGGCGCGCAACGATGACGTTCTCGATTTCGGTCAGCGTGGGCACGGTCAGAATCCTTTCATCGAGTCGCGCGTGAACGCCCGTTCGGGATTGTCCGCAGACATTTCCGGCGCATCGGACGCCGGAGGATTGCCGTCCGGGTCGGACGGCCCCAGGCTGAATTTCCCCAGGGCGATCTGTTTGAGCAGGTCGACCGCGCCCTTGTAGCGCTCGGCCCGCTCCTCGGGCTCTTTTCGGCTTCGGCGGCCAAAGAGATTGTGGATCGCGATATCGACGGAGAGTTTGCGCAGAATCGCCGGCACCGGGTTCATGGGCACGGCGTAGCGTGTGCCCACGTATCCGTTTATCTCCTCGTCGGCATCGGCAATCGCCTGATCCACGCGCTCGGTCACCACGGCGCCGGTGCCTTCGTCGTCGGTGAGCTGGATCACCGTGGTTTCGTCGATTCGGCCGAGGATGTCGCTCAGAGTGCAGTAGGGCATCGATTAACCTTTCTTTTTGGCCTTTTTGCCACTTGGTTTCTCATTCTCGGTCAGACCGGTTCCTCCGGGTTTCTTCGTATCCGGCTCTCCCTCCGATTGCGCCGGAAGGCCATTCGGGCCGGGAGCGGATTCGCGGCCCGGGTTTGGAGGGATGGCAGGAGCAACGAGTTCCGGCGGCGGTGCGGAAGAGGCCGATATCGGCACACTCGATCCAGTAACCCCAGCCATCTCTCCCATTCCTGGAAGCGGTACCAGACCATCGGGTTTCTCCTCGTGTTCCGGCTTGCCCGCCAGTTCCTTGACCACCTGGACCTGGAGCATGGGTTCTTCCCGCAGCGCCTTCATTTGATCCGGAGTGAAGGCATTCTCGGCATACTCCGTCCATTCGGCGGGATGGGCGATCCCGGAGCGCCGGAAGCCCGCGACTTTGGCTCTTATTCTGATCATCTCGATTCTCCCCGGGGCGGGTTGCCCCGCCCCGCACTCGGTAGGCGATGATCTCGCGGTGCTACGCCAGCCAGGGCACCACCACCAGTTCAGCAGTCCCAAACCACGGGTTTCCGGCCCCGGCGGCATCGTTTTGCACCTTCACGACGGATCGCCCGGCACTTTCGAGGGTCGGCGGCACCACCAGGTGGGTCGGGACGATGCCCAGGGGTACGTCCTCTTCGTTCTTGAATCCCATCATGGCGGCGCGGGCTGCCGCATAGCCGGTCGCATCGAGAGCTTCCTTGGATGCATAGGCGAGCTGCCACAGGCCGAACCCCACGTTTTTGCGATCGTCGACGCCGTAGCGGTACTTCTTGCGCATGAACACCTGCTCGTCGGTGGGGCGGTCCATTGCGACCAACTCGGGCCGCTTGCGGATCTGCAGGATGATGGGTTTGATGGGGCGCGAGAGATCCATGAGGTACCAAGCCGCGCCCGACCCTCCGCCGAAATTGGAGACGCTTGCACCCTTCACCGGGTGGTCGGTGTCGAAGAAGTATTGACCGTCGTAACAGGTCGTGGTGAAGCCGGCCTTGAGCAGCGCAAACACCAGAAGGTCGGGATGTCGCAGGGCGCTGTCGGCGAGCTGCTGGATGCGCGGGCGGTGAATGCCTATGCGGTCGTCTTCGATGTCATTCCGGTCGACTTCGATCGTGGCTTCGAAGTCTTTATTGACGATGCTGTAGTGGAAAGCCGACAGATCCTTGACCAATCTGTCGCCGAGCCACTCGCGCATCATCGGCAGATCTCCGAGCCAGTCGTACGATTCTTCGCGCGTCTCGCTCGGCACCTGCATTGCAACCAGGGGCCACTGGCTCGGGGCCGCAGTGGCCAGCGCCTCCCTGAAGATCGTGTTGAAGGATTTGTAAATCCCCTGTAGGACCGTCTGATTGATGATCATTTTGCACTCCTTGGATTGTGGATCCGGTTGCCGCCCCGATGCGAGGGAACCGGGTCATCTCATGTCGATATCTATCCCAGCCTCGGTCGCGCTTATGTATTCCGCGATCTTCCCGCAGGCAACGTTATTGCTGGTGCTTTTCGCCGTGGTCTGATCATCGGAGACGTTCACCGAGGCCCCGATGTCGGTTATGGCCAGGCCGGCGCCGGCGAACCGGAAGACCCCTTTCCTGCGCACGACTACCGTTTTGTCGCCGTTGGCCCCACCGGCATTGTCAACCGATTCGCGGGCAACACCCACAAACTTGAAACCGGCGGTGTCGGCCCCGGGCACGGCGTAGCCGGCGGCGTTGACGCACACGAGCGATCCGGCGTAGATTCTGGCGCCCCCAGCCACCTTGAATTCGAGTTCGGTTCCTTCTCTGTAGGGGGTTCTGCGGTCCGAATTGAGTGCGGTCATTGCATCCTCCTTAGGCCCCGAGGGCCGCACATTTACGATTTCGGGTTGTGTTTCGTCCAAAGCTCGTCGCTGACGCCGAGCTGCTTGTTGATCGCTTTCTGGTGTTCATCGAGAGCGGCGCCGCCCTTGCCGTCGCCGCGATCCGGGGACAGATCGATCCGGTCCACGGGCACCACTTGGGGAGCCTTGGCGATGAACGTTTTGAACCCCTCCGGATCGTTCAAGGCGTAGTTCTGCGCCCATTCCTTCTGTGCCGGCGTGATCTTGCCTTCCTTCATGGCAGCGGCCACCAGGTCGTCGCGATCGCGCTCGGCCAAGCGGCTCTTGAGGGCGGCGACCTCGGTGGTGAGGTCGGGCCTCTGCTTGATCGCGTGGATCGTCGCGACGATCTCGCTTTCCGTGGCTGTTTCGGCCAAACCCAATGCGGAGATCACGCTCTTGGCGATGACCGGCTGCGGGGTTCCCTTGAGCTTTGCGATTTCGGCCATCGCCTGTTCTTTAGTTGCCTCCGCGGGGAGGCCCAGGGCCTTCAGCACTTCTTTCAGGAATTCCATCGCTTCCTCCGTTGCCCCGTCCGGGGCGGTTGGTTTTTTTGCCACGATCGGCTTTATCCAATTGAGGCGGGGCGCGTTGGTGAGCGCCACGCGCAGCAATTCGACCAGTTTCCGGTCCCCTTTTGAAACGAGGAAGACCGGCGAAAAGTAGCGGTATTCGCGGTTGGCGAGGTATTCCCGCGCGCGGTCCGTCCACTCGACCACGGCCCATAGACCCTGCGCGCCCTTATTGACGAGTTGCTTGATCCACCCCGCCGCCGGCGCGACGCCGTCGGGGCTTGAGAATTCGCCGCCCTCGGTTTGGTGTTCCCAGTCGATCACCATGTCCAGGCCGCGCGCCCGGAATTTACGGATGACCTCCTCGATGGCCGCCTGGTCGACCATGACGGGATCGCCGCCCTGGATTTCCACAGGCCCGAGCGGAAAGACCTGGAATTCTCCGGGCACGGTTTGCCCCTGCGCCAGCTCGGCCACTATCCCCAGCCGCGCGAAAATTGTGTCGTCAAACTGCATGGAATCTCCTTTTCTCACGGTCTGGTCACCAGGTAGTCGAGGACCGTCTCGCGGATCTCGCCCCAGTCGTCGCGCCGAACGCCCAGGAACGGGCGCGCCGGGATGTCTCCCCAAGGCAATTTCTGCCGGCGCGGATGGGCGCGCACGCTATGCGATTTGCCGCTCCTGGCCTTTCGCACGTGCGCCCGGACCGTGACCGCGACGGTTCCGAATGATCCGGCCCGGGCGCCAAACTGGTGAACAGGGCCGTATTTGACCGGCGTGCCGATGCGGACCTCATTCCTGGATGCCTGCACGTGGATGCTGTTCCTGAGGATCGCCGTGTCGATCAGGGTCCGGCCCCCTTGCCGCATGGCGCGCCATGACTTCTTCCACGCGGTTCCCTCCGGGCTTCGCCCTTCCGCGAAGTTGGCCTGGACGCTATCGCGCACGATCTCGCCGATTGTCCTCATGCAGGGAGTCAAATCCGCCAATTTCGTCCCGAGGCGCTGGAGCAGGTCGCGCACCTGCCTGTCGTCAACCGTGATGGAGGCCGTTGCCATCAGATTCCCCTTGACATTTCAGCCGCATACCCGTAGCGTGAATGCATGATATACGACGACCGACACATCGAGCTCGCCCGGAAAAACGGGTCTCCCGACCCGGAATACAACGCCGGAATCGCCAGGGAGATCGTTGCGCTCATGGACGAATGGCGGCACGAAGAAGCTGCCGCGCGTTTGCATGAGCTCACTAATCCCCGTATCCGCAACGATCTTGAAAACATGATTGCGTTCGACCTCCATTGCTATTGCTTGCCGCGCCCCGGCGAGGTCCTCAAAAAATCCTGAAGAGCTTCTTCGTCCGTCAGCAGCCGATACAGGTCATCCTCCAGCTTGAAATCCAAATGCGCCGCCAAGAATTCCTTGAGTAACCTTTCATAATTTTCCGGCCGCTCCGACAGATTCAACCTGTCGACAAGTTGCACCACTTCCGCTTCAGGAATGTCCGCCGCAGCGAATAGTTCCCGAAATCGCTCAATCCACGGCTGATACTCGGTATTGCGATACTCGATCAGGCGCATGAGCTCCGCGGGGTTTGCGCGGATGCCGATGCCGCGCGCGATGGTTCCGGTGTGGTTCCTGGCCCAGATCTCATTGACGAGCTGAGAGAATAGGCGATACGAGCGATTTTTTGCATAGACCCTGTCTTCGAGCGGGTAGCCTATGTGGTGACCCAATTCGTGAATCAGCGTCTGCAGCGCATCCATTTCCGCGCCGGTTTCCGCCGCACCGGAGGCGAGCACTCCTCTTATCGTGGCGGCAGTGTCGGTTCTGAGCCAGATTTCGCCCGTCTCAAGAGAGGATTTGGCCAGATCCGAAAAGCCGGCTTCGTAAATCGCCATTTTCCCCCGGTAGGCCGGTATCCCCGTCTCGCCGAGCGCATCCCGGATCTGAGTCAACCTCGCCCCGAGCTCCTTGAAATCGCGCGGAGGAAGGATTCCCTGCGCCCGCAAGAGCGCAGCGGCTTCCGGGCTGTACTTGTTCACGTCCGGCTTCCATCGCTCCATGCCCGGGTTGAAGTCAAAGCCGGGATCGGGCTGCAAATCGGTACCGGCAATTTGCTCCACCAGGCCGCGTCGCTGTAATTGACGCGCCGACAAGGTGCGCACCGTGCAGCGACAGTTGTATCCATTGGGCGGATACCAACGATTCCAGAATGGATGATCGAAACGGTAGACCTTGCCATCCAGGGCACTGTGTGTGGGCCGTGTGCGGCCGTCGAGGACGGCGGAATACTGCCAGTAGGGCCGGTCCCTGGCGGTTTCGATCATCTGCGCATACCGCCCGGCCTGATATGCGGATTGAACATTGGTGCGGTAGATCGTGTCCAGCCTCCATGGATGGAGGCGTTTTCGCAAAGTTCCGTCCGGCAGGACTTGCCAAGCCTTCTCGCCCTGCGGGGAGAACCAGCCTTTTCGCTCCAGGAGGGGAATGAGGGATTTCTTGAACTCGGATAGGCTCATTCCGTCGCTAATTGCCGTTTGCACCCCGGCGCGAATGTCCTCAAGAACATTCATCGAAGTCACCCCGGCGACGGTGAAGGCGTTGACGTGCTCGGCCGCCCAGACATCCCGGAACGAATCCGGAGACAAAACGATCCCCTTGCCACGGAAAAACTCGATGGCCTCAAGGAACGGCAGCAATTGGGGAGTGATCCCAGGCATCAGCCCCGGCCCTCCTCGCGCGCCCGCAGATAGCCCCAGAGGTTGGCGGCGAACATCGCCTGGTTGAGCACCGTCTCGAATTTGGCGGAATCGAGCGAGGCGTATTTCGCATAGAGCGTTTCGAGCATGTCTTCGTAGGAGTCCGCGTTTTGCACGATCGAAACGATCTGGCCGAGGAGCGGATCGGTTGCGTCGTCCCTGGAAAGCAGCACTTCCGCCAAGTCATCCACGAACCGTTGGCCGGGATCGCCGCCGCCCCCTGCGATCTTGGCAAGGAGTTTCGCCGGGACCGGGACGGGTGATTGCTTTTTCGTCGGTGCCGAAAGGGGCGTTTCGCCCTCTTTGCGGACGGGAATCTTGAAACGCTCGGACACGTGCTCCTGGCTCATGTCGAAGCCGATTTCAGAGAGGATTTTGTAGGTCTCGGCTGCCGCCTTGAGATCCTCGGGCGGCTCGAAGAGAAACCGGAAGGCCGGGACTGCCGCGTCCCAACCGAAGTTGAAGCCAACAAACGGCCGCAAGAGTTGGTGCGTGATCGTCTTTGCGAGCGCTCTAGAATCGGCCTCGGTGAGGTCCTGCCGGACGTCGTTATGCACCTGGCCGAGAGCGTAGCTCCCCTGGCCCGTGGTTCCGCCGGCTTCGGAGGTCAGAGTCTGCCCCAGGATCGCCTTGGACATCTGCGCGTCGCAGAATCCCGCCAGGCTCTCGTAGATGTTCCGGCCTGAGGTGCCGCCGGACTTCTGTGCCTCCACAAATTCGATTTCGGTCGATTTGCTGATGATGCCGGCGGCGTCGGACCCCAGCGACCTGATTGCCGCGACCAAGCTCTCCTTGTCCGCCTTGCTCGCCCCCGGCTCGTAACGGCCGACCCGCAGCGGCATGCCGTAAACTTCCGCGAACGCAACCCAGTCCTTGATCGAGTAGTTCTTGAAAAGGTACATCCAGGCGCAGACGCGCATGAGGCCGCTGCGCGTGTCATGACCGGATCGAGCCTTGTAGCGGTGGAAGACGAACTTGAACGGGGGAGGATCGATCCCCCGGACCTGTTCCTCAACGGTCAAAATTCGAGGAGTCAGGGACTCCCAATAGGTTATTTTCTTGGAATGGACCCAGCGCAGGTCCCGGATCGCGGCCTGGCCGGCGGAGGTGTCCCAGAGGATTTCCAGCGTGCTGTAGCCCTTGGGCAAGGCATCGAGGAGATCGAGCACGTGCTCGTCGAAGTTGACCAAGCCGTTGATTTGTTCGCGGCACGCTTCGGCGATTTGCTTCGCCCGCGCGTCTTCGGCGGCCGGCAGGATTTCCCAACCGAGGCCCTGGACGGCAAGCTTGCGTACCTGGAACTGGGAGGCGAGGTGCGCGTCCTTTTCCTCCATCTCCTCGAACAGTTCCGCCTGGCGGCGCATATCGCCCTGATCGGCTTCCCGGAGGATCGCGGCGAGCCTCTGCGGGGTGAGCCCGCTCGACGGATAATCGTTCCAGCGGTCGCGAATCTCGGCGATGGCAATTTCGCGGGTTTCGGGGCGGCGCGTATCCCTGACTTGGATTCCCCTGCCGAACTGGTCGTAGAGCATCAATACGCCCCCTGCTGCTCGCCGAATCGACGCCGATCCACCGATTCGTATTCGATGGGTCCGCCCGTCATGGTTCGTGCGGCAAACCAGGCCAGGGCGCCGGCAATTGCCGAATCGCCGTGGCGCTGTTTGCCGTCGCGGCCTTTGCCGCGCTCGTTTTCCGGAATCTTTATCACCCCCCTGGTACTCCGGAGAGCCATGTGGTCATCCAGGATGTCCGCGTCTCTGGGCAGGATGATGGACCGGTCCTCAAAGGCGCTTTTGTAGGATGGCATTTGCTCGATGTACCATTTCTCCGAAAACATCACCTGCTGGATGCGGGATGAGCCGTAGCGCTGCATGGCCACCTCGGCGAGATAGCTCCCGTTTCCGCGTGCATCCAGGGCGCCCCCGCGAAAGCGCGGGAGCTTGTCGACAATAAAGAACAGCACCTGCTCCTGTTGCCTGAAAGGCACCGCCCGGAGCTCCACAATAAACGGCGCACCATAGGTTAGGAGTGGGAGTTCAAGGAGCGGGACGATCACCGTCAGATCGCCGACGCGGCCGAAGTCCTCGCCGAAAAACGACGGGTAGTTTTCCGGAAGCGCATCGAGGAGCGCAGCCAAGTGTTCCTCACACCATGCTTGCGCTGCCGCCTTGCGCTCGGCTTCGGGCGATTCGGCGAATTCGGGCTTGCAGCTCCAACGGAGCACCGGAGCGTCGTCGGTCATGCAAGATTCGATCATGGTCCGTGTGAGCACGGCGCCAGATCCCTTGCTCGGCACGCAAAACAACTCCTCTTCCGCATCATCGCCGTAGAGATCCACCAGTTCCCTGCGCCATTCGGCCTCGCCTTCTTCGGACCAGTCGCGGCCAAGGCTCTGACAAATGCGCCGGTAGAGGCCTTGGCGCAGCGCGTCGCCGAGGGTGATCCGGTGGATCGAATATGCCTTCTTGCCTGCCCTGATCTCGTTCACCAGTTCGTTGAAGGGGTTGTCCTCGCCGTCGTGAGTGCTGATGACAACCACGCGCCCACCCCACATAAGGAGCGCGATGGCCGCCTTGAGCAGGCCGCGCAGGTCCTCGTGGAACGCCGCTTCGTCGATCACCACTTTCCCTTGCTTGCCGCGCAGATTGCTCGGGCGCGATGTAAGGGCCGTGACCCGGTGCCCCGAGTCGAACTTGATCCGGTAGGCCAGGATGTCGTGATCTTCATCCTCGACCACCGTCTCTTCCATTTCGGAGGCCGCTTCGTTGTAGTGCCTGACCCAAAAGGCCACGTCATTGATGAATTCCAGGGCCATGTCCTTGTTGTAGCCTATGTACCAGACGTCCATGCCGCTGCGGGATGCGGCGGTGAGCGCGTCGTCGGCAGCCTCGCACCAGGAGAGGCCGATCCGGCGGGATTTCTCGCACACCTTCACGGGGGACGTATCCGCGATCCAGGCCCTCTGGTAGGGCAGCAGAACGCCGTCACCTCTTTGCAGATTGTCGATACCCCGGCTCATTTCGTGATCCCCAGGATCTTGGTGCGGATTTCCTCGGCGGCTTTCGCAGTCAGGCCTTGGCCCTTCTTTGGCTCTTCCGCTTTCTCCACTTGGTCGGAGTTCCGATTCTGCGGCAAAGCTTTAAGCACCTTGCCCAGGTCAACGTCCTTGATCCCTACAGAGCCGTCCGCCAAGCCCGTCGCGGCGGTGGCGATAATGACGTTCACCAGGGCTCGAAGATTCTCTTCATAGGACTTGTTCGAGAATTCCCGGACAATCCGGGTCAGTTCCTGGTTTGTCTCCAGGAGCCGACGTTCGATTCGAACCGCCCGGTAATAGCCTGCAACCGCCTCGTGGCTCAGGCTATGGCCGCGCGATTTGATGAGCGCCGAGGCGCCCTCGAGAGTGAGCGTCTGGCCGTCCAGTCCGTCGACAACCTCATCCTGCAGATCTTCGGGCAGCGCCAGGAACGCGAACCGTGCCTTTTTCCGCGCCGAAAGGACCAAATCCCGGTGGTTCATTTCAGCCCGTACTCCTTTTTCAGGGCGTTCAACTTGTCCAAGAGGGTCTGGTATTCGGCTGTGTCGGCGATCAGTTTTGCCGACAGGACGGCATATCTCTCCATGTCCAGGGATTCCGGATCCAGGTGGGGCATCAGAAGTTCCCGGCAGCTCCGCTTGGTTTCCTCGATCTCGACTTTCAGGCCGAACAGGTTTTGCTTCAGGTCCTCGGCCTCTCCCATCGCTCTCATGCGCTCGCTCATTTTCGCCCCTTAATCCTGCCGCCCCCGGGCGGCCTTGTTCAGACGGACCATCGGACAGTATTGGTTGCTGCGGATGTCGGCCGAGAGCTTCGTGCTGGCATTGGCGTTCATGATGATCACGTCCTGGTAGCTCTCGGCGATCTTCTGGTAGGATTTCACCAGCTCGACGTTGTCCTTGTACATCTGGCGCTGCTCCAGCATGTCGTCGCGGTATTGAGCCAAGGTGCGCTCATGTGATTTCTCGGAGAAGTACCACATGATCAACACCAGGCCCGGCAGACCAAAACTGGATATGATCGGAAGTATGTGGCTGAGTCCAAATCCGTCCATGCGGCGTTCCTACTTCTCCTGTTGCGGTCGATCCGCATAGCTGCGGACCAACGCCTGGAGCTCGATTATCCGAAGGTTGGCTGCGTCCAGGTCGCGACCTAGTCGGACAATTTCCGTTGCAGCTCGATCAAGATTGATCGAGCCCTCTCCAGACCCGACGGCTCCATTTGCGGGGGGTGCATGAGATTCGCCGGCGGCGGAGGCGGTTCTGGACACACCGTCGCGACAGGAGCGGACGCGCAGCCGACCAAGATCGTGCTCAGCAGCAGCAGCGCGATTAGACAGCGCAGTAAGCCTTTCTTCGTAGTCATTGGATATCCCCTGTATCTCTGCGGCCTTCGCATGTTCGATCTCGGCGACCCTTGCCTGCGCTTCAGCCAGGGCCTTGAGCTGCCTGAACTCGTTTGCCTGCCGTTCGACGGAGCGGCCCCGCGCGTATCCACCAACCCCGGCCCCGACAATGGAGGCAAGGATCGCCAGTACCATCAACACGCGACCGTTCAATAGAAGCGTCCAGGGCATGCCTATCCTCCCGCGCAGGTTCGGGTTCGACGCGCGTCCCGCAGCAACTCAAGCATTGGCGCCTTGTACTTCGGGCTCCTCACGCGCAGAATGAGCACCGGATACTCGTTGATGCGTTCATAAAGCGGTCGTCCGTAGAGCCGGCGCTCTTCGGAGCGGGCGTGGATTGACTCAAGGCCTCCGAACCACTTGCGGGGCGGAGTCATGCCGCGCTGGATCGCCGCTGCCTTGCGCCGCACTATCCCGCCCAGGCCGGCGTTGTAAGCGACGAGCATGCCGGCGATCCTGCTTCCGTCGTCATCGAAGAATGTGCTGACTGCGGCGAAATTGGATCGGTCCGACAGGACGGTGTAGGTCAACTGGAAGTTCGGATCGAAGCGCTTTGCCCAGGTGATCTTGTCACCCATCATGGTCACCCGTAGCGCCTCGATGAAATTGTTGAATCTCTCCGTTCCATCAGCGTTATAGGCGATGGTGATCTGACCAAGACCGAAGCCATATTCGCGGGAGGTTTTGAGCTGTGCGCGGACCTTGAAATTCGATTCCTGTTCGATTTTTCCGGCGATCACCCAGGGCTGCGGGCATGCCGGCCATTGGGTCTTGATGACCGAAGCCAGAAGGGGCAACAACTCCCGCGCCTGAGGGGAGATCCGGTCCGAGGCGGATGCCGGTGCCGCCAGCAACAGGCAGATGAAAAGGACTGCGATTCTTCTCATCTTGCCACCATCGCCACCAGGCACATCACCAGCAACCAGGACATCGCCACCTGATAGGCAAGAAAGGCAAAAACCACCAAAGCTGCCGCGACATTGCCCTGCAAGGCCTCGTCGCAATGCTTTTCGAGGGAGAAAGTCGGGTACAGGAATTTGCGGCAGACGTGCCAAAAGGTTGCACTCAGCGCGATCGCCGCGAGGTAGTATCCGGCGAGCTTGAGCTGGCTTGCATCACCGAAACGTGCCGCACACACGAGGATCAGAACGAACAAGGGAATGATTTTGAAAGCCTCCAAAGCCATGCGTTTCGTCACCAACATTTTGGTCTCCTTTCTCCAAGACGGCCAGGCACGGGTTCTTGCGCCTCTTCTTGTGGCGCCGGGGTGAGCGTGGAATTCCTATGGGCGAATATCGCGTTGAAATCCCCGGCGTGGGTTTGGGGCGCCACACCCAATTCGTCTTATGGGCCTATCGGGCCATACGCGCATCGCGCGGTTTCATCGTTTCAACTTTTTTTCGGACAACGGTGCATCGGTCTGCCTCGATGGCCCGGACGCATTGGAAGGTCAGCGACGGCCTGAATCGTGTCAGGCCGCCGCTCTTCGGGCGCGCTCAGGGGCAACCGAACGCTGGATTGGAGGGAAGGCTAGCATGCGTGAGCCGCAGGTAGTGCGGGTCAGTAGAAAAAAGTTTAAGATTTTTTGGGCTTTCGTTGAACGCTCCGATTGACCTATCTAATCGCCAACATGGCGAAACGATCCAAGAATTGTCTTTCGGCTGTTTGGGGATCCCAGCATTCAATTTGAATGGCCGCAGCCGGAAACGGCAAGTTTTCCGTCGACCAAGGCGGTCCGCCGTTCATAATCTGGTGTCTCTCGGCATGAAGCACCGCCAGATCCGCCTCCTTGATTTCGGACGGCAAGGGGAAATAGCCCCCGAAGTGCTCCAGAATCACGCGAAGAATTCTGTGCTCCATCTCTCGGAATCCCCTGAGATGTGGTTTAATTGGGGACGGGATGTCGGCCAAATAGGCTTCCGCCGCATCGTGCAGCAGTGCCGTCAATTGCATGGTGAGCGGGGCGGGTCCCCCATCATTGTTGATCGCCTTCACGACCAGGACACTATGTTCCGCGACGCTGTAGAATTGCCGCGAGTGCCCTCCAAACCGGCATGCATTGCTCAATGAATGAGCTATGTCGATGATGTCTACGTCATCCCGTCTGGGATCCAACGGCCAGAACTGCTTGCCCGAATATGTCAGGATCCAGGGTTCCATCCACTCTCCCCGTTCTTCTCGCTCCAAGTGCATTTCAAACCGTCCCCTGTCGACACGGACGATGCCGTTTTCCACACGGATCTGCATGATAAAACTGAATGAATCGATCCACCGCCTGACGGTGTCCTCGCTTATGCCCAATTCCTCCATGATTTCCGCGATCGCCACGGTTTTTCGTTTCAGCAGCATCGCATAGAGCTGCACGGCGTGATCGCGCATTCTGCCCCTGTGCCCGGCTCCCTTCATATCGCCCCCTCGCTTTCATGTTGCAGTTGTTAGACCGCGATCTCTTCGAGCTCAGTCTCGAACGGGATGATCACGAAATCCTCGCCCTGGGTGACGCTGATTCCCTTGATGTGCTGCACGGCCTCGATTTCGGCCAGGACCGCTTCCTTGTTCACTTCTTCCTTGGTGCGGATGAAGCGGGTCAAGCCGAGGGCCTTGAACGATTCCAGCACCGATTCGACGGCCCGGAGGACGACCTTCGGCGGCCGCATGCGCCAGCGCACCTCACCGCTCGCGAGGTGGGCGCTCTTGACCTTCCCGCCCTGGGTCAGCTCGTCCCGGTGTGCCTCGCACCAGACATGCACGCCCCGGGTGAGCGCCGCGATGGCGTCGTTGTGAGGAGTCGCCTGCTCCTCGAACCGGCGTTTGATTTCGGCTATCTCGTCGTTCATGTCCGCCTGGAGCCGTTCCCGCTCGCGTTGCCTGCGGCCGATTTCAGCAATGGCCTCGACGGTTTCCTCGCGACTCTGCGGCACGGGGTATTTTGCCGCTTCCTGCTTGATTCGCTTGTTCGCGACTTTCTTCATGGACTTCCTTTCTATGTCGTCTTTGCTTCGCCTCGCTTGCCTTCGTCTGCCCTGCTCAACGCCATCCGGACCTGTCCCAGCACTTCCTCGGCCGACGCGTCGCTGATCGAGCGCGCCCGCTGCAGGATCCTGACTCCATGCCGGATCAGCCGCGTGCAGGTGTCCTCGATTTCCTCGCGGGTCTGCGGCCAGTAGTAGCCCGGGCTCCTGGGATCGTAAGAGCTGCAGATGGGTTGGCGATGGCGCCGGATCAGCTTCTGCACCGCCGCGCGCACGCGTCTCGGATGCTCCCCGACGATCACCGCCAGGTCCTGGTAGGAAATCGGATTCTCCCGTCCGCGATGGCGCTGGATGACGGCAAGGCAGCGTTTCTGCACCCTGGTGAGCTCACGTTTCATTTCCGGCCTCCGTCGCTCCGGCGCGGTCACTGGGAGTGTCGCGCCGACAGAAAATTCTGGTGGCAGAGGTTCCCGCGCCGGTCGCGCCAACTCGCAAAGGGCAAACCATAATCGAGACCCCGCTCGGCCATTTTCCGGCGCACCCAGGCTATAGCTTCGTTGAAGCTCCCCGACGCGTTCTTGAGCCCCTCGAATTCGACTTTCCTGATTTTCACCACCGGGAACTTGCCTCCGGCGGGCTTCCGCGCCTGTACAACGCCCTTCAGTGCCATCGTTTCCTCCCTCATTCGCCCGACTCCCGCGCGCGCCTGCGCCGTTGGTACACGCAGAGCGCCTGCAAAATGGTGTAGATCTGGGCGGCGTCGCACCACCTGAGCTTGTCGACGCCGCACATTTTCCGTGCCATGCCGTCCACGTACGACCAGGGAAGTTTCAACTCGGTGAGGATCGCTTCGATTTTCGATATCATCCCGGCCACGTCCTCGGGCGGCCGGAGGTGCATTCCGGAAGCGTAAGCAGACGGATGGACCGGCTTGTAGGCGGCCGGTCGCTCCTTGCCGGGGCTCTTGCCCTTGCGGCCCCGGAGCCGCGCGAGAAGCTGGTCGAACTGCGCGTTCGTGAGTTCCCGCGTCGACTTTGCGCCGATCGCGGCCTTCATCTCCTCGTAGAGCTCGTCGTCGATTCCCATCTGCCGGCGCATCGTCTGCAGGTACCGGACCTGCTTCGCCGTGATCACGGTCGACCTATTTGCCGCTCCGCCCTTCATTCTTTTCCCCCCGCGCCCAGTAGGCCTGATTTTGCGCCTCGACCAGTTCCTCAACGTATTTCCGGTAGCCGTCCGGATCGCCGGTATTGCAGGTCCGGCAAGGCCCGGCGCCAAAACGGATCTGCCCGCAAACCCGGCAGGTTCTGTAGTCCACGCTGCCCTTCTCGCCCATTCGATTTTCCTCCTATTCCAGCGGTGCGATCACGGTCACGGCCGTGCCGTCGCGTTCGTCGATTTTGAGGATTATCCCGATCCGATGGTTCCAGTATTCCGCGAGCTGTACGAACGGCCGGATGCCCCCGCAATGCATGGTTTCCCAGAGCCGTTTCTGGTGCCGGATCTTGAGGGACCCCGAAATGATCCGGTTTACGCCTTCAACGGTGGGAGCCGCCCCGACCCGAGCCTTCCAGCGTTCGATGAAATGCTGCGAGAGCCGGGTCACCGGACCGGAACCGCCCGCGTGGTCGTGCCGCAATTGCATTCTCATGTGGCTCCCCCTTCAAATCGCGATCACGTTCAGCACGGCCGTGCCGTCGCGCTCGTCGATCCGAATGCCGTACCCCGCACCCAGGGCTTCGGCGATCGTGTCGTAGAGATCCGGGCGTGCGAGGTATTGCTCGAACGTCAGCCCCAGGAGCGCCCCGATATAGAGGGCTTGGTACCGGTCGGCAAGATAGTTCAGGCGCTCGTCGGTCAAGACGACCAGGTCTTGCGGAAACGCGCGTATGCTCATGGTTGCCCCTCCTCAGATTTTCTCATTTTCAGTGCAATCGGCGGTCCCCTTCGTGTCCGGACAGAGGCCCTCAAACGGCATCCTGGTGGTCCGGAGCAGCAATTCCATCAGGCGGATCGCCTCGGGGGTCATTTTCAATTTGCCCTCGCGCCTCCGGTACCAGGTGGGATAGCTGACGCCCGCGCACCGGGCGGCGGCGACCGGGCCGCCGAGGCGCCGTTCGAGCTCGCGAAAGTCGGATGCCGAAAATTGTGTGTTACGGCGCGTAATAGGCTTCATGGTTCCACCGGGCTCCGGTCGAGATCGTTGAGGGCGCAAAGGATTTCCCCGCACAGCCCGAGCGCCGCCTCTCTTGCGTCTTGAAACCGCCGCGCCCGGCCGGTGCAGATCAGCTTGTTGAGGCCCGCCGCGGCGGCCACGAGCGGATCGGGGTGGAATTCCTCGACCCTGGGACGATCCAACAGCTTGCGGCCCTTGTCCGAGAGCCTCCAGAGCTTGACCCTGCCGCAGGGCACGACCTTCTGCCCGCTCGGCTTGACGTATCCCTCGGCCCGGTAATCGCGCAGCCGCTTGTAGACGTAGCTCACCGTCGTGCCGGCCTGGACGGCGATGTCCGCGCAGGACCAGACCGGGTTGATCCGCATGGCCCGCCACAACCGGTCCTCGATGGGCGCCTCGCGCCCCGTGTTGCGCTCGGGGAACCACTCGTAGAGCCCGTAGCTTTTTCGTTTCAGCCGGCCTTGCGCCTGCAGGGTCCCTATGGCGGCACATGCCTGATCGATGGTCATGCCCAGGGTGGACGCCACATCCTTGGGCCTGACGAACGTGTTGGCCGCCGCGTACTGGCGCACCAGTTCCGTGCGGTTAGCGGGCTTCGACATGGCCGCCTCCGTTTTGCCCTTTGAAAAGTCCGGGACCGGGCTTCTTTGCCGACAAAGCCCCGACCATCCTGGCGTCCACGTTCTGGGTCGCGTTCGCCCTGGCCATCTGCTCCAGCTCGCGCACGTCGCTCCACACCAGGCGGAAATCGCCCCCGGCTCGCGCGCCGATGCGCTGCGCCGCCTGGGGCTCGATGCGCAGATCGGCCGCGCGAAGCCCGAACAGCATGATGTCCTCGGCGCTGATCGGATGGAATTCGACGGTCTGGGTGACGCGCGACCAGATGCGCCGGCGGGAGTTCAGCGCCGGGTGAAGGTGCTCCTCGCCGATGAACACGATGGGAACCCCCGTGAGGTCGTGGATGTCCCGGAAGTGCTCGATGAGCCCAACGCGCATGCGGTCCGCTTCGTCCACGAGAATCGACCGAGGTCGTTTCTCAAGGACCTCGACGGCGATCCGCTTGCACCGCTCCGTGGTGTGCGGGTCGGAGCCGTTCAGCTCGAAACAGAGCCGAGAGAGCATCGCCCGCGGGGTTTCGTCTTCGAGCGCCCGGAGATACACGGCCCCGGTGCGCACGGCATATTCGCGGGCGCACACGGTTTTCCCCCGGCCGGCCCGGCCCCAGACGACGCCCAGGCCGGGCTGCCCGAGCTCGGTGTCCTCAAGGAGATTCATCGCCTCCCGGAAGGCCACGACATTCGCTGTTTCCAGAAATACGTTTTTCAAATTCGATCTCCTTTGTGCGGTTGCCCCAATCAGTTCTTCGCGGATTCGCCGTGCAGCGCGTAGAGCTCCGCGAGATCCGAGTAGCGCTGCCGGTAGTTCTCGCGATATTCGCCGGTCGCCTCGAAGTAGGTCATGAAGGCGGCGTCCTCGCCGGAGAGCTCCTCGCCGTGCTGGTGTTTTGCGCGAAAGCACCAGTCGTAGCGGGCCGCTTCGGATCGGAAGTGCTCCGGGCGTTCGAGCTTCGGTTTCTGCGGCTCGACCGGGGCGTTTTCCACGTCGCGGCGGTAGACCAGTTCCAGGCGCGTGCGCTCTTCCGCTTCCGCCTTGTCGTCGGCCACGCCTGGAAGCGCATCGCCCTTGCCGCCGGGGAGCACCGCCGCTTTCCGGTTCCAGGGGAGCGATTTCAACCCGTCGACGTCCGCCGTGGAGGCCCCGAGCTGGAGCAGGTTCTGCCTGGTCTGCCTGGCAAGGCGGCGCTGGCGTTCCAGCTCCGATTTCACCTGGTCGACCCCTACTTGGTCGCCGAAGAGCCTTGCCAGGGGGTGGAGCGCCTGCACGGGGCGAGCGTCTCCGAGGTAGGCGCCGTCGGTGGTGTAGCAGTGGACGACGCTCAAATCCGATGTGTCGTATCTTACGATCACGTCTCCCGAGAGCCCGTGCAGGCAGTCGGATTCGTATTCGACGGTGTACAGGGTGATCCGGCATCGGCTTGGCCTGACTTTCTTCAACCATAAGAATTGCGCGTTCAGATCGTGCGGATCGACGCCGGGGCCGCGGCCGGCGTCAAGGACTTCGAGCGGCTTTCGGCCGTTGAGCCCTTCGTGCGGCTGGTTCCCGTACCACTGGAAGAAAAGCGACAACATGTGCGCGGCTTCCCGGACGTTCGGCACCCAGCCCTGGGTTCGTGCCATGTGCCAGGCCCGGTGCATCTTTTCGTTGCGGGCCATCCAGGCGGGTTTGTCGGCGATGCTCGATCCGCAGTAGGTCGGCATGAGCCGCTCGAACTGTGCGGTCAGCGTCAGGAAATAGCGCTCGATCACCTTGGCGCGGGCGTTGTAGGGCATTGCGAAGGCCGTGGCGATCCCGAGGCGGGCGTATAGACCGGCCAAATCGCGAAGATCCGGATTCGTCTCCGTGAACACGCGGGATTTGAAGGCTTTGCCGTTGTCGAGATAAACGCACTGGGGGATTTTTCCCAGCGTGAGAATGGCATTGCGGAGGGCCGCCTGGATGGCGATTGAGTTTTCGGTCGGCATGATCTGCCAGCCGACAGGCATGCGACTCGCCCAATCGAAGAACAGGATCAACTTCATGCGGACCGGCTTGCCGGTCTGGGGGTGCAAAATGTTGAAATTGAGATCGTGCCCGTCGGCGACCAGGACCTGGCCGACCTCAAGCAGGCTGTCGTCTCTGGTGATGTACGTCCCGATCTTGTCGCGGTAGGCTTTTTCGCCTTCGCGCGCGAGCACCAGGACGTGTTGATGGTGTTTTTCGAAGTCTTTGAGCCACCGTCTCCAAGTCGCATCGGAGCTTTCCTCGGCGACGCCCTGGTTCGCGAGGATCATCCTGGCGGCGTGCATGGAGAGGGTGACGCTGGGCCGCTCCGGCCGCAGATAGCACCGCAGGAACTCCTCCTGGGCTTCCCGGCTGATGGTGCGTGGCCGCCATTTGTTCGTGCCGTGCCGTCGCCAGCCGCCGCGGCCGTCGGAGATTGCGTAATAGTCATCCCCGCAATCCCTGAGTTGCTTGTCCAGACGGTAGAGGGTCTTGTCGGATATCTCGCCGATTTTCCTGTAGACGTCCGGGAGCAGCCGGCCGGAGCCGTAAGCGAGTAGAAACGCTTCGGTTGCGGCCCCCCGCTTGCTCCAGGGCTGCTGGGAGACGACCTCGCGCCATTCCCGCACCAGGCGGTATTTGGCGAGGCCGATTTCCCGGGCTTTGTCGGGGATGATGGGGGCCGATGCCGGGAGCGAACTCACGGTACCGTTGGCGTTGGCGTGTACGGCGCGGCCGTTTACCGGCACCAGGGCGAGAGGATCGGGCGAAGCCTGGGCTTTCCTCTCCAGGGCATTCCTCAGTTGGTATTCCGCGACCGAATCCCTGATTGCCTTCGGCATCGAGGACAGCCGGTACAACTTGCGCCGCCCGCCGCCTCTGGGGTTGTCGACCTGGTCGAAGGACCACTTCTCCTTTTCGGCGCGCTTCTGAACGGCCCTGTCGGTAATACTGAGTATCCCCGCAAGGTCCTTGGCTGAATATGTGAGGTCGGATTTCATGGCATTTCCGTTTCAACTTCCTGGCCGTCGTGGTAAAAGTCTGGACTGCAGTTATTGCCAGGATGACTCTGGAACGTCTTCAACCCCAGGCAGGAAGCCATTTTGTCGCTCGATGGCAGGCATGAATCCGAATCGGGACAGACCATGCAAAGATCGGGAGGGTTCCAGAAGTAGAATCCGCTGATCCCATATTTCGCCATGCAATCCGCATGAAGCGATTCAAAGATTTCAAGGACACGCCGTTTTCTTTGGTCGCCGGAGAGTGTTATGCAGGATCCGTTTGACATGATGTGCTCCTATCTTCAGGATTTAAATTTCCCTTTTCTCGCGCGATAAGTAATCTGGAGGCCGTGCCCGTCCTTGTAGCCGACCGGATTGGCGCTCCACAGCGCGTACAAGTCCGTCATCCATGCCTTGCCTTTGGGGGGGGCCATATGGGACTTCCTCCAGCCGTTGAAACCGTTGATTTTGGGGACCGCTTTTCGTAGAATCCCCGCATCGGCTTCCGTAGAACCCTCCCTGCACTTAATTCCCAAAGAAAAGGTGGAGATCATGAGCCTTGCCTCATACGCCTCGCAATGTAGCGGATTCGTGACGGAACTAGCTGAATCTCTAAGCGAAATTGATTTAGACGCCTTGCGAGGCGATTGCAAAACCCTCGGTTTACGCGGATGGGTTCGATGGTCCGTCGAGAATCGACAGGAAATAATTCACTTTGTCTCTGCAACTCCATCTGTGCGTCGAAAAAAGAAAGCATGGCAGGACCCCGTTTTACGTCGTCGTTTAATTCTGGCTGCCGCCTATCACGTAAGGCTCGCGGGGGCGATGTTGCGCTCCGCCGATCTTCTTGAGTCTCGGATTGGTATCTCATATCGCGACATGGCTGGAGCCGCTTCGGAGGAATGTCTCGACCTTGTGCCGTTGATAGCTGGACGTTGGCCGTTCGAAGGTCCGAATCCTTTTTCATAAAAGACCTCATTATGTATTTCATTCCAGCAGCCCCCTCGGGCATCCCTCTTCGCTGCCCGCCGCCTCCGGGGTTGCCGACCTGATCGAAGGTGAAGGCTTTCTCGACTCCCGTTGCTCAAAAAATTCTCTCGGATTTACTGACAGGGCTTCCGGGATTATTGACGTGACAATGGAGTACCCATCGAGACCTTCCGTCTTTAGGAACAGCAGCCCGTCGCGCAGTTCAAACCTTCCGGAGCAATTCCTCATGCCGCCTCTTCTCCTTTCCCGCTCCCGAGAAACTCCGCCGGGCAGCCGCGCTGACGCAGCGCTTCGATCACTCGCCGATTCTTCTTCCGGCCGGCGATGGTCAGAGAGACGAGCGCCTCCGAGACGCCCAAATCAATGGCAATTTCCTTTTGGCTGAGTTCCTGGTCGATCAACCACTTCTTGATTTCTTTGCGATTTTGATTCATTCCAGTCCCACCTCCTGGGCCATCCGCCGCGCCCGTTTCCTGGCTTGCCTGTATTCCATTTCCGACTGAGCCCACTTCAAAATCCCGAATTCCTCCTGAGTGATCATTCGCACCCCCGTGAAGGCGGCCGAGTATGCCTGCAGAGGCATGTTGGAGCCGACGACGCGACAGAAGATCGGAAGCAACCTGATCGGGATGTGGTAGGCCGTCGCCCCGGGAGCGACCCACTTGTCGAGGATCGCCGCGGTCACCGCCCGGGTCGTCCCGTTCGTGATCCCGGCCAGCGAGGCCAGTCGATTCATTAACTCGACGATTTCCTCGCGGGAGCGATCACAGCTCCGGATGGCCTCGCTCATGGCAGCCTTCAGAGACCCCCCCGGATCAACCACGAGCTGATCCCAGAGCCGAAGCTGCTCTCCCGAGTGTCCGAAACTTTTTGTTGCTTTGACATTGCGCCGCATCGCGTTTTCCAGTACCGTGTAAGTGGTTTGTGAACCGCTTTACTGTGATTGTAGACAAAAAACTGTGGAAGTCAAGAATAAAACTGGTTCGTAGCAAGTTTTTTGTGGTGTCAAAGATGTCGAATGATATATCAAATAAATTCGATAGGATAACTGATACGCCTTGCTCCGTTGCTGGTTCGGAGCAAAGTTCGCGGCAACACCTAAATGCTTCGAACCAAGAGACAACGCAATTTAACGAAATCTTGGAGCGTCTTAAAGCTGCCACGAATGCCAAGAATGAAACTGAATTTGCAAGGGCATTGGGCATCAAACAACAATCTATCGGTGTGGCAAGGAAGAGAGGCCAGATCCCATCCGGGTGGATCGTTGAGATTTCTAAAAAATATGGTGTATCATCGGACTGGCTTCTGTACGGCACCGGCGCGATGCATCGCGGCGATGAAATGGAGGAATCTCGGGGCGGTTCCGAGTCTTTGGAAGCCCGATCCGGCTCCAAGGAAGAGTCTCGACGGCCCGCCAAGCCGGAAATCCTCCGCGAAGTGATCATCGGAGTCGAGAAATTCATGGAAGTAAGAAATGTGATCCTTGCCCATGAAAAGAAGGCCGAGTTGATTCTGGTGCTCTATGAGATGTTCCTGGCCAGCGGGGAATTCGAGCCCGACATACTCAACAGGTATCTACGGCTCGTGGCCTGAAGCCAAGCTTCGCCTCAAATGTTTCAATGCCCGCCAAGAATTTGCACGCCATCCCCCTATTTTTAATTTGAAAAATCATAATTCCATGTTTATTATCCTTACCAAGCTTATGAGCATCCCGCCTTCGCTGTTGGCGCTGTGTATCCAAGATATTCCTCATGCAAGCGGACGCACGCGTGATGAAAAAACCCCTCAGATTCAAGGTAATGGATCTTCTTCTGGAACTTGAGCCTGGAAATGACAAAGTCGACGGCCCGAAAGCCCGGAGCCCGGACAGGCCTCCAAAGCAACAAATGATCTCAGCTCGGAATAAAGGTCTTATGATAGGCGAAGTCCACGGCAATCTCGTCATCCACTTGAACCAGACGGTCAATTCTGCCCGGCTCATCAAGGAAATCGACTCCATCACCGCCTCCCTTCCAGAATCGAAACGCGTCAAGGCGCGAAGGATTTTGTTGCGATACCTCTCGTCGATCGCAGTCGTCTGGAACCTCACCGCCGGAGTCTCGTCATGAAGAAAATCGTTGTCACTGTTGCATTGGTACTGGTGTGTCTGATTTCGGGATGTGTCACCACATCGCTGCCCGAGCGCAACGACGCCAGGAGAGCTCCATTGGATTGTCTTGCTTGACGGCGCTTTTGCCCGGCAGGCAATGTGGTTGATCGGCGGAACTCATAATCCAACTTCTATCTTCGGGAGGGGACAATGTTCATGCATGTGGCTCGATTGGTCGTTGTTGCTGTTGTGTTGATCGGGACGGGTTGCGCAACCATGATACGCGGGACGGAAGAGCCGCTCAGCATCACCAGCGAACCGCCGGGCGCTCTTGCGCAGATATCCGACGGCCAGAAATGCACTACGCCGTGTAATGTGACTCTTAAGCGAAATCAAAGTGTTATGATCCGATTCAGCAAGGAGGGCTACGAGCCGGAATCCCTCAGCGTATTTCCAACACTGGCCGGAGCTGGGGTTATTCTGGGCGGAGTCATCGATTACGGTACGGGAGCCGTCTACAGCCTGACCCCCAATCCCGCACATGTCATTCTCAAGCCTGCAAAAGCCGCCGCAGAAACGGCTCAGGCAACGCCAACTCCTCAGGAACCGAAGAAGAGCAGGCTGGACCAACTCGCCGAACTCGACGAAATGAAAAAACAGGGCAAGATCAGTAAAGAGGAATACAAGAAACTGCGCGAACAAATCATCAATGGCGAATGAGCACCCATTGAGGAATACCGATGCCACCCGAGCCAATCACCCAGAACACACTGTTCTACGGCGACAATCTGCCGATTCTGCGGGAGCATATTCCATCAAACAGCATCGACCTGATCTATCTGGACCCTCCGTTCAACTCAAACAGGTCGTACAATGTTCTCTTCAAAGACGAGAGTGGCCAGGAATCGGAAGCTCAGATCACGGCCTTCGAGGATTCCTGGCATTGGAACATGGCCGCCGAAGAAACCTACCACGAATTGATTCATGATGCCCCGCCCAGGGTGGTAAGGATGATAGGCGCCCTCCGGGAATTCATCGGCACAAACCAGATGATGGCCTATCTGGTCATGATGACCATACGCCTCATCGAGCTGCACCGCGTGCTCAAACCCACCGGGAGCATTTACCTCCATTGCGATCCCACCGCCAGTCACTATCTAAAGATCGTCCTCGATACAATATTTGGGATCGAGAATTTCAGAAATGAGATCACTTGGAAAAGAACCTTCGCGCACGGGAATGTGGGTCGAAATTATGGAAGCATCTCAGATATTTTATTTTTCTACGCCAAGACGGATGCATACCTCTGGAACCAACCTTTTGCCGGTTTGTCAGCAAAAGAAGTAATCGGAAAATATCCCCATTACGATCCGGACGGAAGACGCTGGCAGTCGGTCACCTTGAGGAATCCGGGTCCACGCCCGAACCTACATTTCCCCTATACCGCTAGTAATGGCGTCACTTACCAACCTCACCCTAATGGCTGGTCATGCAATTTGGCGCGCCTCCAGCAATATGACGCTGAGAAGAAGCTGCATTTTCCTTCTAAGCCGGGAGGCGCCTTGCGTCTTAGGATGTATGCTGACGAGAGCCCGGGCGAGCGACTGCAAAACATTTGGGATGATATTCCTCCCATCGGCGCGCAGGCTGCTGAACGGCTGGGCTATCCTACGCAAAAGCCTATTGCACTGCTCGATCGTATTACTATGGCCAGCAGCGACAAGGATTCAATAATCCTCGATCCATTTTGCGGCTGCGGAACAGCTATCGCTTCTGCTCAAAAACTTGGAAGGCGATGGATTGGCATCGACATCACCAACTTGGCTATCGCGTTGCAGAAATACCGTCTGGAAGCAATGTTCGCTTTGACTCCAGGCAAGGATTATAGGGTTATTGGCGAACCCACCGACCTTGCGTCCGCACGTCAGTTGGCGAGTGAAAATCGCTACCAATTCCAATGGTGGGCGCTTTCCCTGGTGCAAGCCAAACCAATCGGCGGCCAGCAGGATTCAAAAAAAGGCAAAAAGGGCAAGGATAAGGGGATAGACGGAATAATCTCATTTGAGGATGACGCCAAAGCAACCCCGAAACAGGTTTTGATCCAGGTCAAAAGTGGCCATGTCAAGAGCGGAGATATTCGCGATCTGCGCGGTACAATGGACCGCGAGAATGCTTGCATTGGCGTCTTCATGACCCTTGAGTCGCCCACAAAAGACATGCAAACGGAAGCCGCTTCTGCCGGGTTTTATGAATCCGGTTGGGGGAAGAAATACCCCAAACTTCAGATCCTCACTGTGGACGAGCTGCTCAAAGGCGCCTTTGTCCAAATGCCACCTATCCGCAGGACCTTCAAACAGGCACCGAAGGAGTTTGGTGAACAACCAGCCCAGGCCGCTATGTGGTGATTATCGTGTCCCACATGTTAACATCATAAAAATGCAACGGATTTTCATATGGACAATCATCGATCTGTGAAATATCATATCCCAAATAATCTTTGTTTTGAGATTTTTTTGTGATGTTGGAATTTTTGCCCAAGTTATTTGTAAAATAGGCAAAGTCAACTGTGGGCTACAATCAGCGCAGGTGAGATCTTTGTATCTAGGCGTTTATTGCGGCGATTTGCCACATGAAAGTGAACTTCATATTGCGAGGTGATGAGATGACATGGATAGATGGTGTTTTGGCTGTCCCTACAATAGGAATAAGTATTAATATGCCATTGAGTATAGTGCTTAATTTGAATCATCACTTGTCTAAATTTTTTGACAATATCGCTGCAAAACATAAGAAATGGAAAGTAAACCAGAAAAAAGAATCGGCTTGTGAAATAAATGCCGATGATTACACATATAAAATAGCTAGAAATCGCATGTCTATAGGCTTCAATTATCAAGTCGAGGAAGAAAAGCTCCCTGGAGCATTCCCTGTCGTTACGTTTCCTGATGTCCAAATGTATAGTGATCTTATTGCCTCTACTGAGGCAGAATTCATGGAGCTACTCACAATATTTGATGGCATAAAAGGCATCGATCTCAATTTTATTGGTATCGTAGCTACAATTGAGCTTGATCATGATAATTTGCCGCCAGGGGTATCGAGATTGATGACTCATCTTTCAAAGCCTTGGGGCACAGATCTTTCGGAATTTCAAGTTAGACTCACAGCCAGAATTCACGAAGGAGAAGGCTTTTTTGAACGGTGTCACCACCATGTGGAATATAATGAGGATAAAAAGGAAGCAGGATTTAAGTTAGTTCTTGACTGGCAAAGAGTATACAATGAGCCGTCTTCACTCAGCTCCAACTCTTTTCGCACGAAATTTCGGGAATGCTTGGATCGTGCTTTGGGTTATTTTGAAAAGATAGGAGAAGGAGATCTCATCTATGAGTAAGTCATCAACTCTAAGAACCGCCGATATCGATGATTTGTCAACTCTTGCCCAGCGAGACTTGTTGGAGACCGGGAGGAGTCACAAGGAATTGTCGCATTCCTCTGATGTCATTACAAAAATTGGAGGCCTTCGACTTGATGCAGAGAGAGAAGTACAGGAGGGCGAGCCTCGTGATCTCACGCAATCGTTCTTTCGGGAGCTGCCGACTCCAGACTACTTCGATCGAGCAAAGATCAGAAAAATGAGCCGTGAAGCAGCCAAGAAATTTTCCAAAAAGGCAGTCGAACAATTGCGTGAGGAATATCGGGTTTTAGCACTGAAAAAATCCCGAACTGGACTGTCCCAAAAGGAGGAAAGGCGCTTTGCATTGGTTGGCTGGCAATTAGATAATATTGAAGATGCCGAGTCCGGTGAAGAACTTGACCGCCTTGAAACTATCGTTGTCGGCTATGAGCGTTTTTCAAAGGACATAGAAAAAGTTATGAGAGAATTGACCTCCGTCCAACTTGGGACTAGAAAAAAATGACTCAACAAAATAGTAATAAAGCTCTTGTAAAAAGATCATCTGTCGAGCCAACTAAAGACTATACAATGTACAGAGAATTTCTTCGTCACGATTTTTGGTATACATGTGCATATTGTTTTATTACAGAGGCTGAGGCTAATGCAATCAGCTTTGAAATTGATCACTATTTTCCACAAAAACATTTTCCTCACTTAGCTTCTGATTATTCAAATCTTCTCTATTCATGTCGAATTTGTAACAGTAATAAAGGTTCATTTTATCCAAATGATTTGGATGATAAATTGGGTAATATTATACTTAGACCGGATAAACATGATCCACGAGATCATTTAAAATTAAATGGTATTCGCTTGGATGCATTAACACATACGGGCCAATTCAATATTAGAATTATGCGTCTGAATAACTTAAGAATGCGTAGACTTAGAGAACTAAGGGAAAGACTCAGTTATGCAAATGATATTATCGCTTTTGGTCTTATTCAACTTTCAACAATGTCCATTGATCGGTTTAAAGGTACTTATCGTCTGAAGATACTTGCCCTTCGTGACAAAATTCTTGGCAGAAAACTCGAGATTGATCAATGTGCGGATGAGATAATCCGGGAGAAATGTAAATCCCCGTTTGTGGATCCAGACCCCGACAAAGACCAGCAGTTGAAGGATCTTAAGGCTTTCATGAAAAGCCAACGGGCTATCACGGGAGAGCAATTCAGCAGAGGTTCACGTAAAAAGGGAAGTAAACGAAAATAGTCTCTTGGTCTGGACAAGAGGACCCGACGTTCTATCTTTTGTTTTTGTTCTCCGGGCAAGATCATTCGGACCATATTTTTGGCTCTTCCGGGAAATGAGTACCTGCAAGGTTGCGAAAAAAGAATGGACATGGCAAGAACCCTGTTGTTTGACGCCAATCGAACAACGAAGGGGGTTCCTCAGCCATGTCCACGTCCATACT